TTCGGCAATCTTCTGTCAATGTCATTGATTACGAATCGCTCATACTTTCCAGACAGCAATGCTACATGCGTTACCGCTCCACCACCGAAAAACAAATCGACAAACGTGTCTGCTTTTGGCAGGTTTCCGATAATCCATTTTGCTATGGCGTTTTTGCTCCCCTTGTACGGAAGCCCGTATCTCATTCACTACCTCCAATCACCTGTATATGCCCCCAATACCCATCCGGCAGGTCTGCCAGCTTGCTCTCCATGTACTCGCTGGCTTTCAAAGCATCGTCCGTAACTGCTGTGTCGATGACGGTGTCCTCCGGGGTTTTGATCTCAACTTTGTATTGCCTCATTTCGTTTTTCCCAGCGCCACGTGTACCAGCTCCCGCATCTTGTTATAGGCGCCATTGATTGAGACAGTGTTTGAATACTCTCCGACGATGTCGGAATAATGGTCCAGGTACCATTCAGCCTTCTGGACATCCTCTGCTCCGCCCTTGTGCTTATATCTCCACAGGTACTTAAAAGCGTTGCACAGGCAGAAGTTCCCGACCGCATCAGCACCAAAAGCAATCTCCATGACATCGATACATTCAAGGGATGTATTGCCCTCGTAGTGGGCGGGGTGGTTGATGGGGTCAATCTCTTCTGCTGAGACGCCTGTCGGAACAAATCTGTCCGGGTAGTCTCCAGACGTGTGGTTATGTGCGCAATCAACGCAAGGCTCCTGCTCACAGCTTTTGGCAACGTATTTGCAATCATCACATGTTTTAAACTCGTATCTCATTCCTCTTCCTCCCTCCAGTCATCCCGGTCTGACGCTGCACTTGCCAGTGCCAGAGACAGGACCGTGACCATACATCCTACAAAACCGCCAATTACAAAAGCAAAATAAGTCATAACAATCCCTCCACAATATTCCTGACATCGTTCTTAGTCAGGTAAATAAATTCAGATTTATCCAGCTCCTCGTACAGTCTCTTTATAGAAACGGTCCTGACGTCGGGGTCCAGCATCCGCTTCAAGGCTTCGATGATCCTGCTCTGATCTTTTTCGTTCTCGCAGTGGATCGTAACGTCGTAGGTGCTGTCGTAAAGTGTCGCCTTGCCGTCCTCATCGAAATTCAAAAGCAGTTCGTCAGCCATTGATTATTTCCTCCACATACTCCTTAGCATCTGCCAGCGAATACTTCTCAGCCTCAACATGGTCAATATCGTCCTCCGCCGGCTTCAGCACCACATAAGTCGTGAACAGGCGCCTACCGTTGTTCTTGTTGTTCTTAATCCACCGGGTCCGGGATTCGATGCGGTAGTCTGTGTTATCGCCTCGGTAGAATACTGTCTTTTCACCATTGGGGCTTACGATCTTTCCTGTTGCTCTCCATTTGATCATTTGTTTTTCCTCCTTTTCTTTTCTCTCTTCCATTCAGCTTCGTGGCACTTCGGGCAGATGGCCATACTAAACATGCCAGAGCCGTTATACAGCTCCTGGGAAGCAAACGCATCCCCGTAAGGGAGCTTCTCCCCGCAGCAGGCACAGTTAATAAACTCATCCGGATCTGTGCAAAAGAATCCTACGTTCCATTCATCCGGGTAATAATACGGTTCATAGCAGTGTCTGTCCGGGTTCCATTTCTTCACCCTCAGCTTTAGCATTTTCAATTCCCCCATTCTTTCAACAGACTTTTCCACGTCTGAAATGTGATCGGCACATCCCCGAAGTCCTCGCCGTTCTGACCGACCAGAATAGCCGTGCCTACGATGGTATCGGCAAAGAATCCGCGTGCTGTTCTGAAATTGGGCTCCAGATTCATGAGCTTGCCTTCCTCGTTGACGATCAGGATCAGGCCGTGCCCCAGATAGAGTGTCTCAATCTTTCCGCCGACAATCTTTTGCAAGTTCTCCAGTGCACAGCTGATATTGGCGATATGCCCGAACTCTTCATCCGGGCGCTTGATGATGGCTTTTATTTTATTCATTCACTTCTCCTTTTCTCCCAGGAGCCTCGGCGGCTCCCGGAACTCTCCGCTTATTTAAATTCGGTTTCTTCCATGTCTTCCATCACTCCGCTGTATGCGATTCCTAAATGCTCTCTCCATTTGTGTTCAAGCAAATGCGTCCTGGCGATGATGACGTGTTTTCCATAAGCATCATATTTGTCGCTGAACTCATCTGCCTGCTCAATAATCCTTTTCCAGTATGAATCCCTGGCTCCCCAATCATATAGATATTTGCGCCATGTATCATAAAGCGCGTTTGCCTCAGATTCGATTTGTGTCAGGCCGCGTAAATCTTCATGCACGTTGTAACCTCCCTAAAACGGTACTTCCTCTTCGTCCTGGTCCTGCCAGTGTTCCGGATCCGTGGTGCCCGCATCCTCTTCCCACGACAGTTTCCAGTCAAACATTCCATAAGTATCCGATATGCGCTTGCTCTTTTCTTCGTAGTAAAGCGCTATGCCCTTATCATCAACAAGACCGCTGAGCCTGTTCTTCGTGACCTGCAGCACTCTATCAGGGTTTCTCTCGTCTTCCTCATCAGGCAGGGAATAGTTCAGAACTACGTCCGCCAGATTCGTAATGTTGGAGCTGCCGGCAACATCGTCATTGCTGAATAACTTCCACGACCTCTTCCGGGGATGTACCACCAGAATGATAATGACATCGTACTGCTTTGCCATCTTTACCAGTTCGCGGACGAAAACAGATTGCTGGCGGTACAGGTCGGAAGATAAGTCATCGCTGATTGCGGTCATCAAATTATCAATCATTAGCATTCTGCATCCGTACTGGCGGATAGCCGAATCAATCGTCTTGATGATCGCTTCCTCTTCTCCATCTTCCGAAGCCTGCGCCGTATTGTCGTAGATGTAAATCTTGTCGTCGTACCATTCATGTATCTGATCAGACGCTTCCTGGTTTACCAGATAGTTCTTAAAGCCTAAATCCGATATCTTAACATTGATGCGGTCTGGGCCGGCACACTGGCGGTCGAACCAGTCTTGAAAGAACCATTCAGGAAGCTCGCCCGAATAACAGAATGACGGGATGCCCTGGCTGACGGCCTGCGCGATAAACTGCGAGCCTAATGTTGATTTTCCAAGCCCTCGCTCTCCCGTCAGCAGAATCAGCTGACCAAAATAGAATCCGCCTAAAAGCTGATTAAGCGGTCTGATGCCGGTATCAATATGTTCCATTTCCGCAATGTTCTTCCGCGTAACATCTGACAGCTTTTTGATCTTCGGATTATCGAGGATTACGGCCTCATTTACCGCCTCAATAACCGCCTGCCGCCCATGTTTCCGAAGCAGGTCATTAGCGTCTTTACAGTCCTTGTAGGCTTCTTCCCTGACGTGCTTGATGGTTCCGTGAAACCTTGTCCGCATATCTTCCAAAAGAGTGATATGCCCTTTTTCATGGTCTCCGAAAACAATCAGGGTATCATACCGGCAAAGGAAGTCCCAACAGTAAGGCACCCATGTAAAGCCGTTAGCGCCGGTCGGGACAGATACGACATTGACGTTTCCGCTGAACGCTTCCGCAACAGACAGCGCATCTAACTGCCCTTCCGTCATAATCAGTGCCTTGCTCCGCTCCGGATCGCAATGGTCCATCCCGAACAATATCGGTCTGGTATTGGACAATGACCACTCTTTGTTCTTGTGAATCGCCTTATCAAAATTGGTCCGCCGATACTTGACCATCTGGAGGACGCTCTTATCATCGTAAAACGGAATAGCCAGGACCTTGTCATCGTCTCCCTTCGTTGTGATCGAATAGCTTTCCGCTATCATCTTTGAGATTCCGCGGCTTTCCAGATATTCCACAGCAGGCGTCTTCGTGATTGGTCTCGGATACTTGCTAATATCCCGGAAACGCCTTTGCCGGTTAAAATATTCATCAACCGTGTTTCCCAGCGAAAAGCCGAAGTCCCTGGAAAGCGTGATCATGTTGCCTTTGGCGCCGCAGGAAGCACGCAAGCACTTAAACTGGCCGGTCCGGAGATTGATCGCGAAGGTGTCCTTGTCGTTCGTTTTGTTCCGGCAGTCTGGGCAATACTTAAACTGCAATTCATCACCACGCTGCTGATATTTGATATGCTGTTCCTGCCCGAAGCGCTTAGCATCTTCGGGATCGAAGTTGTAAATGCTCAATCGTATCCCCATCCTTCTTCTTCGTCAGAGTCATCATTTTCCACAAGGGGCGGAACACTATATTCTTTCTCATTCTTCCTAATGTATTCCTCATTATTCCTCATTCTTGTTTGTTTCCTTGAGTGTCCCTTGAGTGTTCCCTGAGTGTTCCCTGAGTGTTCCTTGGCTGTCCCTTTTGTATCTTCCTGACCCTGATAAAACCCATAGTTTACAACGTTTATAAGGGTTTTTTTACTGTCCCTTTTTTGTGAAATCATACCTGTTTCTTCTAATGTATATAGGAAGTCAGAAACCTTGTGGATACTCCATCCCCATCGATCGGCCAGCTTGCGGAGACTTGTGATTCTGGATCCGCGATTAACGGTTGTGATTTTCCCATTGAACATGACCTCTCTGTCTTTGTGATTCATCATCATGAGAAGGTCTGTCCATGCCTGTCCTTTGGAAAAGGGCTTATCATCCCATAACCAGTGATCGCGGATATCTCTGTAAAGTTTGATATATCCTTTATCCGTACTCACCCCGTTCCAGCCTTTCCTTCATATCCCGATACAGTATTTCCTTTATCAGCGCTCCAGACGTTTCGGCCTTGCAGAAAACAGGGCGGAGATTATAGCGGACGGTCCATGCTGTGAGCGATGCCAGGAAGGCATTAGGACGGAACCTGCTTCGATAGCGGTGGTTTATGATTGCCTCATAACTGCCGTTCTCAATCAGCAGATAGACGATGCTCCCGGCTTCCGCAGCCCTTTCCATTTCTCTTCGGAACCTGTCCCGACTCCGTGTAAAGCACATTGCCAGTTCGTCCAATGACATCTTCCGTTCTATAACGCAGGCCGGTTTTATCGCCCGGCCCGTGTCATAGATGGCGGAATCGTTAAGGATAATCGAACCGCAGTAATCTCCGTAGTTTAGTGTTGCTCTCTGGTACGGAACGCCGAAGGACTTATATCTTTCGATTGCCTTCGGTGTCCGCTGTTCTCTGTTGTCCACAAGAATCTGAAACGTGCTAAGCGCGTCCATTATCTCAAAATGGTCCATAGCACTTAGAACGGGGGCATTTC